GCAATCGCTACCGCGAGGAGGTGCTGGCGCGCGATTGCCACATCATGGAGGGCCTGCCAGCGAGAAGCGGGCACTACCGCTCGGGAGACCTGACCGGGCGGAGCGACCCGCGCAACCTGGCCGGCACTTGGCGCAATGTCCGGTACGCGGACGGCGCGGTGCGGGGAGACCTGCACGTGTTCGAGCACTACCTGCCCGTGCTGCGGGCGGCGCGCGAGGCGGGCGAGCTGATCGGTGTGTCCATCGATCTGGCAGCCAAACCCCGCGTGGTGCGCGAGAACGGGCAGCTGATCCGGGAAGTGGAGGCGCTCGTCGCCGACCCCGGAAACAGCGTGGACATCGTGGTGCAGCCGGCCGCTGGCGGCCGGCTGTTCGAGTCCGCCGCGGAGGATCCGTGGTGGGCCTCATACCGGGAGGTAAAGATGAATCTGACGATGGAGGACATCAAAGCCCGGCCGGCTCTCTGGAAGCTGGTCGAGGCGAGTGTGGAGGATCCGGAGAACCTGACGGCAGAGGAGCTGGCGTCCAGGCACCCCGCGCTTGCGGAGGCGCTGGAAGCGCTGGCGCGGGAGCTGGATGAGGCCCGGAATGCGCAGGAGGCGGCCGGCGGGTCTGAGGACAGCAGCGGCGATGGACGCTCCGCTGAAACTGACGGCGCGGATGAGGTGCGCCAGCTGCTGGAGGAGGCAAGGCGTGAGCGCTGCGGCGTGCTGCTCGAGGCGCGCCTTGCCGAGGCGCGGTTGCCGGCGAAGGCGGCGGAGCTGGTGCGTAGCGAATTCGCCGGGCGCGTCTTCGAGCCTGGCGAGCTGGACCGGCGCATCCGGGGCGTGAAGGAGGCCCTGGACGAGGCCGCACAGAGCGCGCGCGTGACCGGCCTGGGCGTGCAGGTGACCAAAGATTCCCGCGACCGCATGATCGCGGCGATCGACGGGATGCTGGCCGGGCAGCCGGTGGACGGCGTGCCGCCGTTCCGCAGCTTCAGGGAGGCCTATTGCCGCTGGACCGGCAAGGACTGGCTGACCCCGCCGATTGAGATCCTGAGGGATACGCACGGCGGAGGCTACGACAGCGAGCGCAGCGTAGAGGCGCTGCTGACGACCACATGGGCGGCGGTGTTCGCGGACAGGCTCCACAGGCGCCTGATCGCCGAATTCAGCCGGCCGGACGCCGATCAGGAGTGGCGCCAGATCGCGAGCACCATCAGCAGTGTGACCGACTTCCGGCCGCAGTACCTGGTGAAATACGGCGGCTTCGGGGTGCTGCCGGTGGTGCCTGAGAACGGCACCTATCATCCGCTCGCGAACCCGGTGGACGGGGGCGAGAGCTACACGCTCGGCAAGCGGGGCGGCCTGTTTACGATCACGCTGGAGGCCATCGCAAACGACGACCTTCGGGCCATTCGGAACATCCCGGTGGCCATGGGCCGCGCCGCGCGCCAGACCCTGAACCGGGATGTGTTCGGGGTGCTGACCTCCAACCCGACGATGGGGGACAACGTGACCCTGTTCCATCCTTCGAGCACGCTCCGGGGCGGGGACGGCTCCACAGGCGGCAGCGGCAACCAGGGCAGCGCGCCGCTCTCGAGCGCCACCCTGAGCGCGCGCCGGGTGAACATGCTGAAGCGCGCGACCTTCGGGAACACCATCGGCGGCCAGAGGATGGATGCGGGCACGATCATCCCGCGCCTGTTGATTGTGCCGCCGGACCTGGAAGAGACGGCATGGCGCCTGACCAGCAGCCAGGTGCTCGTCCAGACCGCTAACTTTAACGCAACCGAACCGAACTGGCACCGGAACGCCTATCAGGTACTCGTGGTGCCGTTCTGGACGGATCCGAACGACTGGTATCTCTGCGCGGATCCGGCGAGCGCCCCGACGCTCGAGGTGGGCTTCTATCAGGGGCGCCAGCAGCCGGAGCTATTCACCAAGGACGAGTTCGAGACGGACGCGTTGACCTACAAGGTGCGCTTCATCTACGGCATCGCCGTTGAGGAGCCGCTGTCCTGGGATCGCAGCGTAGTCTAACGGGGCTGCACCAGCCTTTCCAGGCCGGTAAGGACTGAAAACAACAGGAGGAAACCATGAGCAAGAACACGGTTGGCCACATCGGCTACGTGCCGGGCAGCCAGGTGGCCCCCATCTTCGTGCGGACGCTGAATGCGACGAGCGCAAGTGACCGGGCGGCCGTGTGGGTGGCGCCGGCGGATGTGGTGGTGGAAAGCGTCTCCGTGATCGCCGGGGCGGCTATCACCGGCGACAACACCAACCGCATCAACCTGAACATCCGGAACGGGGGCGCAAACGGCGCCGGTAACACCATGATCGGCCAGGTGCAGTTCACGTCAGGAGTGAACATCAGCAAGGACAACAGCCTGCTGGTCCCCTGCAGCGGCCCGGGCACCACGATGCAGCCCGGCGACAAGCTGATCATTGAAGCCGAGCGGGTGGGCACCGGCGGCACGTGGACGAACGCGGGCGGCCATGTCCGGTTCCGCTATGTCTGAGCGGCGTGTAATCCGGGCCGGGAACCGCCAGGCGCTGGAGCAGTGGATCGAGCTGCACCAGGCCGACGGGCTGGACCTGGTTGAGATCCGGGAGACAGAGGACGATGACTGGCCTTACGCGGCGGTGCTCGAGCAGGCGCGGGCGGAGGATCCGGAAGGGGCGGTGAGCCAGGAGGACCGGGCCGCACCCGCGGCGCAGGGCGCCGGCAGGAAGCGGAAGTGAGGCGCATCCGGGAGCACCCGGATGCGCCTGCATAGCCCGGAGGGCAGAAGGCGTGCGCGGCAGCCCGTGGTGGGAGAAGGAGCTTTCCCGCGCGGAGCGCGAGATGGAGCGCCTGAGCGCGCGCCATCTGGAGGCGCTGCGCCGCGAGCTGGAGGAAGCCCGGTCGCTTGCACTGCGGGAACTTCTGGCCGCCCGGGGCGAGTGGAAACGCGGGCGGCTGGACAGCGTGCTGCAAAGGATTGACGCGGCACTGGAGCAGGTGCAGCGGCGCCTGCAGGACTCCGTGGGCTCCATGCTGGATGATGCCGCGCGCTCGGGACTTGAGCGCGTGGACCACACCGTGGACCGGTACGCCCGGGACATCCCGGTGATGCGCCGCGATCTTCCTGGGGAGCTGTACCTGGACCTGTGGGCGGATTTCACGCTCGACCTGGTCAAGCGCGATATCGTCGAGCCGGTGCGGACAAGCATCCGGAACACCATCCGCGCGGGTTTCATCACCGGCCGGAGCCTCTATGAGACGATGCGCGAGGTGGCAAGCGAAGACTTCCACAAGCTGACATTTGCGTCGAAATTCCACCGCGCAGAGGCGATCGTGCGGACGGAGACGAACCGGGTGGCCAACCGCGCGGCCTGGCTGCGGGTGGCGCAGTATCAGCGGGAGGCACCGCGGGGAGAAGTGTGGAAAAAGCGCTGGGGCACAGCCGGTGACGACCGCGTGCGGCCGACTCACATGGAGGCCGGTCTGCAGCCGCCCGTGCCGGTGAACGAGCCGTTTTACGTGGGGGGGCACCCCTGCCAGCACCCGGTGGATCCGGCGCTGCCGCCGGAGGAGTCGGTGAACTGCCGGTGCAGCCTGCTGGCGGTGCCGCCCGGAATGGAGTGAGTATCATGAGCCTGACATTTGCAGAGACGCCCGGCGGGACGCCCGCGGCTCTGCGGGCCGACTCCCAGGGCCGGCTGGATGCAAGCTGGGACTACACGCATGTCACCGCCACCGGGACGGTGCACACCGGCCCCTGCGTGGTGGCTGGATTTACCCCGGTGGGTGTCGTGTCCTCGATCGACCTGGCCGTCCGGGACGGGACTGGACCGGGCGGGCAGCTGCTGGCGATAAGAGACGTGCAGGCCTTCCAGAACGGTGAATTCATTCAGGCCTTCCCGCCCGGGGGCGCGCGGCTGCAAAACGGGCTGTACGTGCAGCTGAACGGGACCGGGTCAGTGCTGATCTGGTGGCGGCGGGTGTGAGATGGACATCGCTCTCAGGGCGCGGCAGATCCTCTCAGACGAGGCAGGAGAGGAGGCGGAGCGCCTGGCAAGCGCGGAGGTGTACGCGGCGAGCGTGGCCGGGGCGCTGCTTGAGATCTCGCGCCTGCGGCCGCGGGTGGCCCAGGCAGAGCTGGTGCTGGAGGCGGGGCCGGACCAGCCCTATCCGCCCGGCTGGGATGCGGGCATCAGCAGCATCCTGAGCGTTGAGTTTCCTCCAGGCAGCCGCAGGCCGCGGCTGCTTGCCGCCTCGAGCCTGCTCGTGGGCCCGGACGGGTGGCGGATCCTCGGCAGGGCCTACGGGCCCGGGGATCGCGCCGTGCTGACCTTCACCCTGCCCTGGACCCAGGCCTCGATTCCGGACAGCCTTGCGGAGGCTGCGGCGCATCTGGCGGCATCGCTCGTCGCGCAGGCCGTGGCGGCGCGCTTCGGACGTAGCAGCGCGCCCGCGATCCCGGCCGACAGCGTGAACTACCGCGAGAAGGCCGACGTCTGGCGCGAGCTGTCCGCCCACCTGCGCAGGCGGGGTCTTGCGATTGCGGGGGCAGGTGCGGACGCGCAGGGCAACGCCACCCATTCCCCCGCGGCGCGCCATACGGACTGGGGGTGGCCGCGGCTGTGAGGATCTGGCAGGACATCGGCGCGCCGTACGCGCTTCATATGGAGGCTGAATCAGGCTCGCTCTCCCAACTGAATGGTTTTCTCTCGCGCCTTCGCGCCGGAATGGGACCGCAGGCGGCGCGGATCGTGGAGCAGGCCATGGCGAAGGCGACCGAGCAGCTGCGGACCGTCGCCTTTGAGCAGACCCCGGTGGGTGCGACGGCTTTCCTGCGCGACACAATCGGCGCGCAGGTGAGCGTGCAGTCGCAGGAGCCGGTGGACGTCAGTGGTTATGTCTGGTGGCAGGCCGGTTACGCCCCGGTGGTGGAGTACGGGAGCCGGCCGCACTGGCCCCCGATCGGCCCGCTGGTGCACTGGGCCGAGCGCAAGCTTCATGTGCCGCCCGGGGAGTCGTACGGGGTGGCGCGCCGGATCCAGGTTGCGATCGCGCGGCGGGGCACGCGGGCGCAGGAGTTCGCGCAGAGGAGTCTGGCGCTGGCACAGCCCCTCATCGAGCGCGCTTTCCGCGAGGCGGCGGACCGGCTGGCGCGCCTGATCTCCGGAGGAGCCTGAGGTGCCTTTCGGTGACCCCGCATTCAAGAGCGACAGCCAGATCCGGGCGCTGATCCGCGATATGGTCCTGTCAATCCCGGGCGCGGGCGACTGGATGGATGTGTGGGGCCGCACCCCCGCCTGGATGAATGCGCGGCGGGCCGCCGGGCGACCCTGGTGGAACATCCGGCGCGCAAGCGTATCCGAGAGCTGGCCGGACCGGGCCATCAACGACTTTGAGGGCCCGGACGTCATCCAGACCAGCCGCTACGTGCTGGAGCTGAAGATGCCCTGGTCGATCGATACGGGGCGCGAGAGCGAGCCGCGATTCGAGGCGCTTGTGGACGCGGTCCTCGCGAAGTTCCGCGACGAGGCGAATCTGGACGGCGCGGTCTGGGAGGCAAGCCTCGTGAGTGTGGACGGGGGCGAGACAGGCTTCGTGCTGGTGCGCCGCGGCGATGACATGCTGACGGCGCATCTGGCGCGCTTCGAGATCACCATCACGCAGATCATTACGAGGAGCTGACATGGCAGCGAAAGACAGGATCGTGGGAGAGCTGACGATTTTGACGATCGGCACCCACCAGCTGGCCGCGGTGGTCCGCGAGGCAACTGTCGAGATCGGCATGCGCACCGTGGACAACACCGCCATCAACGATGACGCCGAGTGGCCGCTCGGCGTCCGGAAGTACGGCACCATCACGGCCACCTGCCTGCCCGAGGTGGCGACTCTGGACGCGCTCAACCTGGTGGCGGAGGCCGGGGAGTTCAACTTCACGTTCAAGCCGACCGGGAAGACGGGCGGGAAGACAATGAGCGGCAAATGCCTCGTCACACGGTGGTCCTACAACGCGACGGATCAGCCGACGCTCATGCTTGAGGCACAGATTCAGGGCGCCGTGACGTGGGGGACGACCTGATGGCTGACCGCCTGACACCCGAAGCGCTGGATGCGCTTGAGTATGCGGATGAGCCGGTCGAGGCCGTGATCCGCGCCCCAGGCCGGGAGTACTCCATCCGGATCCGTCCGGCGTCAAGCTACAGCGTCCGCGCACCCATTTCAACGGAGGCGGACGCGCGCACGCGCTATTTCGCGGCGAACGACCTTGAGCTGCCCGGCGGCAGGACGGTGCGCCCGGACCGGACGCTTGTCTTCTGGAGCACGGTGATGGAGCACCGGGTGGCCGAGCCGGAGATGGAGTTCGCGCGCTGGGTGGAGCTCGCCGAGAAGGACGCCAGCCTGTGGTTCTCCGTCGTCGACGCGATCTGCCGACTGGACGGCCTCGATGTTGAGGAGCTAGACCGCCTAAAAGTGGATGGCGCCGGCGGGCCGTGACCAAAGACGGCCGGCAGTACTGGGCCGTGCCGCTCGACCGGCGCCTGGTTGAGATGAGCGGGCGTTGGCTCGGGACGCATCCGGCATTTGCGCCGCTGCCGAAATGGGCGATGCTGGAACTCCTGGCCGCCTACGAGCTGCAACTGGAGGAGATCGCCGCGGATGCCGCCGCAAGGTAACCGCACCATAGAGATCAGCATGCGCGCGCGCATGGACGCCTCGCAGGCGCGCGCGGAGCTGGGGCGGCTGGAGCGCGACATGGAGCGCGCGACGCGGCCCCGGCGGCGTGCCGTGGAGACGGAGGCGGAGTACCGCCGGCGCGCGGACGCCTATCTGGAGCGGCTGCGCAGGAGCGTGGACCGCCCGTCACGCCGCGAGGGCATCCCGATCGATCAGGCCTGGGAGATCGTCCGGGAGGAGGAGCAGAGGCGCCGGGAGCGGGATATCCGCCTGGCCCGGCAGCGCGAGGCGGCGGAGATCCGGTTACACCGGGCGCAGACCCGGCTGGTGCGGGCCGCCCAGTACGGGCTGCTGCCGGTGCTGAACGCCCTGACGGCCGGCATGAGCGATATGACACGTGAGGGCGAGCGGGCGATGAGGCAGCTCGCGCAGCTCAATACGGCCTTGGCGGCCATGCAGATGGGCGGCGCCATAATGGGTGGCCCGCAGGGCGGACGCCTGGCTGGCTTGGGGACGGTGGGCGTGATCGCCGTGACAGTCGCGATGGGTGTGGCGCAGGTGGTGGACGCCTTCACGCGCAAGATCGAAGAGGATGCCGATCGCAGGGCGCAGCAGACGGCGGTGGAGTCGATGCGCGAACAGGCAAGGTGGATCCGGCTATTACTCAAAGTCCCGTACATGATTCCCCCGGAAGAATACAAGAGGCTCTGGCGGCGTGCGGAGGAGCTGGAGGCGCGCGCGGACCGGATGGAGCGGGCCGAGCGGATCCAGAACCGGGGGCGTGCGGCGCGCGCCCGCGCCGAGTCCTTGCGCCGCGCCAACATGACGCCGGAGGAGCAGGCGCAGGAAACGGCGCAGGAGATGCGCGAGGCCGCCGCGGAGCTGCGCGCGGCCGCGCAGGATCTGCTCACGGTCGAGAAGGGGAGCGCGACCGCCCTGCGAATGCAGGAACAAGCGAACGACCTGGAGCGGCGGGCGAACCACCTCCTCGAAGACATCGAGAAGAACACGAAAAGCTGGTCCGAGACCGCACTGGAGATCATCGGCGGCGGACCACGGTTGGCCCGGCCGCTGTCCCTGGCCGAGCTGCAGGGTCGGCAGCGGGTGGTGCAGGTGAACTTCAGCGGCATCTCGGACGAGATCGCGGCGGCGCTGGCCGCGCGCTTCGGCCCCATGATCTACGACATCTTGCGGCGGCTCGGATACCTGCCGGCATGACCAAGTCAGGCTTGAGGCAGCTGGCGGGCGCAGTGTCCGCACACCTTCGCGCCGTCCGGGATGACCATCTGGCACCATGGGCACCGGGGCCGTGGGTCCTGGGCGCAGGCGGCAAGCAGCCACCCCAGGGGTCCGGAGAGCAGGCTCCAGAAGACGCCGTACCAGAGCCGACCGCGGACTGCGCCGATGACCCCGCCGATAACTGCGGACAGGCCGCACCCGGACAGGCCCGTCAGGAGGAGCATCCCGGCCCACGGCGGCATGGACGGATCGAGTGACAGTCCAATCAAAATGGCCACCGCGACAAGGGTCAGCGCGATGGTGGCGAAAAGATAGGTCTCGTCCCCGCTCTCCTTCCGGACCCATGGGGGTGGAGGCGGCGGCGGGGGCGGTGGCGGGCACCGGTGGCGGGTGCCGCCGTAATAGGGTTGCCCGCAAAATCGGCAGCGGTGAAGCGTGTATGCCATGCGAATCCTCTCCGTCTCCATGATAGCACACCTGGCCGCTGGCGGGAACTGATATGCCGATTGGAAACAGGCTGACAATCGAACTGGATGTTCCCGGGCGCACCACGGCGCACCCGCCCATGTGGGACGGCTTCGATTTCTCCTGGGCGCGCGGGACGGCAGGGGAGCAGTGGCCCTCGCCCAACTGGTGGATCTGCCCGCTGACCGGGCACCTGCAGATCCGGCCCATCCAGATGAGTTCCGCGTGGGCCACGAGCACGACGGGCGCCTTCGCGCGGCCGCGCAAGAGCGACTGGAACCTGTCGGATGCGGACTGGGCGGAGATCGAGTTCCGGGCCGCGTACGACTATTTCCTGCTCTCCCGCGGCACCAACGCCGAGATTTCCACCCGCCGAAGTTTCCTCGAGGGCCAGCCGCTGTGGCTTGAGCTGCGCGCCTTCGCTACGAGCGGGGACCGACTGGAGATGGCGCGCATCACGTTCGGTCAGTACACCCTGCGCCTGTACTCGACCGGCGAGGCGAAGGTAACCGGCGGCAGCCTGCCGCAGGAGGGGCGCATCGGCTATATCACGCGCCATCCCCGCGACATCTCCGGGGAGTTCGTGCAGCTCTACATCCAGCCGCTCGGCGACCGGCGCATCTGCTTTTACAGCCCCTCGCACGAATGGGGCTGGGTGCTGCATGCCGCGGTCCACACCGCCGGGCCGCTGAAGATTCAATTTCCGCTGTGCCAGGGCATGGTGCTGGCGATGCCGGCGGTGTTTCCGGCGGATCCGGTGGAGTTCGTCACCCCGGTGCGCTACCTGCCACTTGCACCGCGCCCGTCGCAGGCGCCGGAGATCGGTCTGGATGAATGGGACGTGCCTTCCGGCTGCGGCGTGCTGGCAGCCTGCATCGAGGCAGAGAGCGAATCCGGGATCGCGTGGGACGGGCAGAAGCGCGCCTACCGGATTAAGTACGTGATGCTCTCAGGCACGGAGCCCGGGCAGAACCCGGACGGGCGGCCGGGTTGGACGCCGGTAATCTACGGCGTGCGGATCCGCATGCCCGGCGAGGGCGCCGAGCGTTCGGGCACGCCTCTGGATGTAACAGACGACGTGGCCGAGCTCGAGCTGCGCTTCTCTGACGGGCGTCGGGGGGCCGCCGGCGCGCTGGAGCTCCGGGACGGCGAGAACTACGGCGGCACCGCCCTGCTGCACAACCGCCTGGTCCGGATCCGCGCCGGAGAGGTGCCGGTATTCCTCGGGTTTGCAAACGACCCGGCCCGCACCTTCGGGCACAACACGCAGGCACGGCGCGCGAGCTGGCAGCTGGAGGGCGTGCTCATGCTCCGATCCCGGACCACGCAGATGCCCGCGCACGGGCCCTTCGACGGGGAGGACCTGGAAAAGGTGGTGCGGTACCTGCTGGGTCTGATCGGTGCCACGGAGGATCAGGACATCGAGCTGCCGGACCTCTCCGGTCTGAAGATGCCGTCCGGGACTCGCGGAACACCCGTGTGCCCGGTGGAGGCCGGCCAGACAGTGGAGTACTGGCTGGAACGGATCGAGTCGCTGTTCGGCTACAGCTTTCAGGAGCGCCCGCGCGGGGACCGGTGGGTCTTCCGCATGTACCATCTCGCCGACGATGCGGGCGATCCGGTGAAGACGTTTTTCCTGAGCGACGCGGAGCGGCAGTCCGCAGGCGCGGCGCGCCATACACTTGCCTGGAGCTACGAGGAGCGCGCCATACGCCCGGAGGTGACGACGCTCGCGGTCGACTACTGCACGCCGGACGGGGAGCATACCCTGATGCAGGTCATCGACACCGACGCCGAGGACCCGCTGAAGCCGGTGAATGAGCGGCCGCGGAACTGGACCGGCGAGCGTATGTGGGCGCTGCTGCGCGAAAGCCGCGTCCGCAGAGACGATGATATCCGGCGGATGCTTTCGGCCCTTATTGAGCGCCCCGGGGTGATGGACCCGGTGCGGTTCGCCGTCTGGTCGGCGGAGTGGGACCCCGATGTCTGGCCCGGCGACCGGGTGACAATTGAGGGGCGCGGGACCTTCCGCATCACGGAGGTGGCCGTGAGGCTCGTTCGGGACGACGAGGTGTTCTACCACCGGCCGGCGACCTACACGGGGGAGATGCGCGATGCCGGCTGATCTGATCTACCAACAGGAGCGCCTTCCGGCCTTGCCGGACATGAGCGCGCCGCACATCCCGCTGCCCCCGTGGCAGACGCTTGCCCCTGCCGGGCGGCGGACGCTGGCGCTGCGTGACGACAGCTGGTTTCTCCGGTTGATGCGGGCACGCATGCTGCTGGAGCAGGCGCGCAGGCTCCAGCCCGCTGCGGAGGGGCGCCCCGTGGACGAGGAGCGGCCGCGTGAGGCCGCCGCGCAGGCCTCCAGCCCCGACCCGGCTAATCCGAACAGCCGGGGCTGCCGCGGGCCATATACCCGCGTCTTGACCTATACCAGGGCTGAGTTTTTCACGTCGGGAGACCGCATAACGGACCAGACACCCGTCAGATGAGCGCCGTCTGGATCGTCGAGCCAAACGAGACAACGAACGACGCCGGCTGCGTCTGGGAGTTTCTGGCCGGATCCAGCCCGCCGTATGAGTACTGCCCGGACAGTGTGTCGGTAGCCAGGATGCGCCTCGAAGATAACTATGCCAGCGCCGACGTGAAGATCCAGATGTTCCGGGATCCCTTTGACCCGGACCAGATGCGCTGGGTGCTGCAGCTGGACTTCGTGTGGCTGCAGATCGGCAATGAAATCGCCGATCTCCTGGAGGAGCCGGTGGTGCTTGCGGACGGGGCGAGCCCGCAGGCCGTGACCGTGCCCGTGACTGTGGAGATGCGGCTGGAATACCCGACGCGCCTGGCCGCCCGGCTGGAGGAGCTGGACCGCACCGGCTGGGGTCGCACCTGGAACCGGGAGGACGAGGTGCGGGACCTGCGGCGATACGATGCCGCGATACTCGAGCGCCTGAGCTGGTGGCCGGGCGGGCGCGTGCGGGTGCGCGTGTGGGGCCAGGACTACGTTCTCGAGCCCACGACCGAACCGGCGAAGCTGCCACGCGGGCGGGTGAGCGTAATCGGCTACTTCCGCGGCGCCGGCTATGCCATGGCGCCTGGGAGGATCGTGGACTATTACGGGGGCACCGGGATCGTCACATGCCGGGATATCCGCAGCGCCGGGGCCTCCCCCGCATTTGAGCCGTGGGACCTGACGATCCGCGACGATATCACCTGGCCGCACGGCCTGGGAGAGGTGGATGTTGTGCGGCTGACCGCCGCAGGCGACCGGCTGACCGGGAGAATGTACAACATCGGGCTCGAGGCCGACCTGAGAATAAGCGCGAACTTCAGCCCGGCAAGGACCGTGACCGCGGAGGCGGACCTGCGGGACGGCGCGGGCGAGGTGCTCGACGCGCAACTGGAGCTGCAGCCGACGGGCCTGCCTCCGAACGCCCCGCCGCAGTATGCTCATCCGGACTTTGAGACCGCCTTCACCGGGCCCGGGAGCAGGACGTGGGTCTACCGGGACTACCGGATCCGGGGCGGCTACGAGAGCTTCTTCGGCGGCCCGGGCCACTACCACATGGAGGAAGAGATCCGCGACGACGGGTCGCCGATCTTCGCCTGGACGCTCGACCCGGACCAGCTGGAGGAGGCGGGTCTCGACCGCAACGCCTGGCGCTGCCCGATGCTGTTGCCGCTGGAGGGTGCGGGCTGGGAGTGGGGGGCTCTCTACCTGATCCCGTATTTCGTGGCGGACGCGTGCACCAGCCTGCAGCCCTGGAGTTCAAGCGGAACGCTGGCGCTCCAGGGAGGCGGCATCCGCTGCAGCGGGCCTGCCGGGCGCTGGATGGAGCGCTCCTGGACGCCGCAACAGGCCTGCTGGGGAAGCTGCCGCTTCCTGCGCATTTCGGCCGCCACGGCGGGGCCGGGGCGAACCGGGACGCTCACCATCGGGCAGAAAACCTGGGCGTTTGAAAGTGAGGGGGCCGAGACGGAGCTGCGATTTGACCTGCTGGCTCCCGGCAACCTGCAGGGGGTGGATACGACCGAGACCCTGAACGAGCCGGCCTACGGCTGGGGCTGGGGCGTTGAAAGCCCCGTGACACTGCGCCTCACCTTCGATTCCGCGGACGACTGGGTGATCAAGAGCATCCGGTTCGCACGCGAGAGCCGCCGCCATCTGCTTATCCAGAACGAGATGCTCGCCGACCTGCCGGCCTTCCGGGACCGGGAGAGCGAGGACGAGACCTATATCCGGCGCATCATGGCCTTCCTGAGTGAGGGTAAGGTGGTCGCCGACGAGCGCCTCGGCAAGTGGAACCGGGACCGCGAAGAGGTCGAGGAGCTGCGGCGGCTGGACGATGTGATGGGCGCCGTGAGCGTGGACGGCCTGTGGGGCCGCCTGGGCGGAATCGGCGATCTGGGCATCGTCGGCGCGTTCAACGCCGATTATAGCGAGGCCATCCGCGCCCGGCCTCCGGAGCATGACCAGTGGCTGGGCCCGGCGCATATGCTGGACTACCACCTGGTGGAGCAGTGGGCGCACAACGGGCGGTGGGCCTACCACATGGTGCCGGTCTGCCGGACGGTGCGGACCGGGGCTGGCGAGGAGGACTACGAGGACGCGATCCTCCTGCCGGCGCATCTGCAGGCGGACTACATCGCGGTGGGGCAGAACGTGACGCCGGTCCGGCTGGTCATCCCGCGGCTCATCGGCGGGGCGGCTCACGGGATGGCGGCGGCCCCGGGAGACGGGGCGCTCGACGGGGCGCTGGTGCACGTCTCCGACCGCGGGGACACCGTCTGGCATGTGTGCCCTGCCTGGCGCGGGGCGTGGCGCTCGCCGGGATTGCGTCAGGCCGGGCAGCACTATGTGACACTGGACCCGGAGGCGCCGCCGTATCCGGCGGCGGCCGGGGAGATCCCGCAGGGGCGCCTGGCGCGGGTGTGCATCGAGGGGGAGGCTGGCGCGGAGCCGGTCCCCGAGGGCATCCACCAGACCCTGTCCGTGACTCAGACGCTCTACCGGGCCTTCGGACAGGCCGGGATGGTGCTGATGGACCGTCAGGGGCCCGCAGGCTGGAAGCCGCCGCGGGCGCTTTTCCCGGGCTCGTGGCCGTCCATCGCGGTTCTGGATCACGAGCGGGGGCGCCGCCTCCGGATCGTTTATGAGACTGCCGGGTCCGTGTGGACTCGGGTGAGCATGGATGACGGGGAGAGCTGGAGCGAGGCAACGATGCTGGTGGCGAATGCAGGGCGGCCGTTTATCCTGCACGATGTGGCGTCCGGGATCACGTACGTGGCCTGGCGCGCCCAGGCTGGGCAGGTTCGCGTGGGCTGGAGCGTGGACGGCGGTCAGACGCTGGTGGAGTCGCACACCGCAGCGGCAGCCTCAGACGACGACGCTGTGGCGCTTTCCGTGGTGGTGCGTCCCGGGCCGCAGGGGCGGGAGCGGCAACTGATCCTGAGCTACCGGACCGGCGGCGCGGTGACGTCGCTGGTATCGCGGGACAACGGCAGGAGCTGGACAACGGCATGAGCAACGTGATCCGTCAGTTTCCGAATAACATTGCGACATCCAGCGCCGCGACCTGGGGGCAGCTGAAGGGCGAGATCCAGGCCAACTTCGTGGCCGGGCAGGATAACGACTTCCTGCTCGATGCCATGCTGCGCCTGCTGACGCTGGAGGTGATCGGGCCGCAGCTCTTGCCGCTCTCCCCCACCCCGTGCGTGACGGGCGTGGGGACGATGACCTTCACGGTGGCGGCGGGCACGGCGGCGATCGTGCCGCAGGGGAGCGCCGGGTCTTACACAGGCGCGGTGCCGGTGCGCCTGAGCGCGGCGCTCTCGCAGGGGGCTATCGCGAACGCGACGAACTACGTGTGGTTGCGCCAGACGCCGGCGGGCGTGCGGGACCTGGTGGTGACGACGAGCGCGGCGGCGCCGGACCATGCGGTGCGGCTGGCGACGGCGCAGGTGGGCGCCAGCCAGATCACATCAATCACCGAGAGGACGCGCTGGACGCGGCCGTGGAGCTGACGCGATGAGCCACGAGGAGTTAACGACCATTGTCACCCGGCTGGACCGGCTGGAGCGGAAGGTGGACGAGCTCCTGATCCGCTACGAGCGCCACGAGGCGGAAGCGGAAACTGCAGAGCGCACGGTGGCGGAGTTCCGCCGGTTCCTGTACTCGGTGGCCGCCGGGGTTCTGGTGGCCGTCTTCACCGGGCTCGGAGGATTTCTCCTGGCGATGGCCAGGCTGATGAACGGAGGATGAAATGAAAGGCAAGTCGATCTGGAGAAGCCGGACGATCTGGCTGATGGGTCTGATCATCGGGCTGAACTCAATCCCGGAGGTGCGGCAGGTGGTGCCGGAGGCGTGGCTTGCACCGGCGGCGGCCATCGCGGCCATCGTCATGCGTCTTCTGACCTCGCAGCCGGTGACGCTGAAAAGGTGACGCGGTGGCCATGAAAGTGGCCCGGAGCTCCCGGGGGAAATCCCCGCCCGAGCCGCCAAGGATCACGGACATCGGTTCCCTTGAGCCGTACGTGGCGGAGCGTGTGCGGCGGATCCTGACGCGCCTACGCAAAGCGGGCTGGGACCCCGTGGTTTACGAGGCGCGGCGCACCCCGGCGCGGCAGGCATGGTTGTACGGCGTCGGGCGCTGGCATTCCCGCGACCGCCAGCCTGTGACGCGGACGCTGGCGAGCAAGCACCTGACGGGCAAGGCCGTTGACATCGTAAGCAGGAGCCACGGCTGGAGCAGCGCGGAATTCTTTGACGCGCTGAAACGGGCGGCGGAGGCGGAGGGGATGGAGGCGCCCTATGGCTGGGACCGGGCGCACGTTGAGTGGAGGGGGTGACGGATGCCGCCGACGGTCCCGCCAGACTATCTGGAGCGGCTGGACAGGGCGGTTGAGCTGGTTCGCGGTGGCGCCTCCCAGCTCGAGGCCGCCAGGGCCTGCGGCATATCCCAGGGACGTCTAAGCGAGTATCTGCGCGGCGTCGTCCGGCGCGAGGACATTGAGCGCTATGTGGAACGGTGCCAGCGCATGCGGGAGAGGCGGCAGCTCGAGTCTGAATTAGCGCGCCTGCGTCGCGCCTGCCAGGACGTCCTGCGCCGCGCTTACCGCAATGTCTGCCGCAACGCCCGCCTCGATCTTGCGTTCCCCTGCCGGGTCGTCTTCCTTGATGATCTGCACGTGCCGTTCACGGACTGGGATGTCGTCCGGGCGGTGCTTGAGCGCGAGGGCGGGGCCGACTGCCTGATCATGTTCGAGGCTGTGAACTTCGACGCGTTCAGCCGGTTTGATCAGACGTACCTGTCGGACCCGTCACAGGAGGAGACGATCGCTGCCGGATTGTTCGAGCTGCTCGCCGGCTCGTTTGGCAAGGTTGTTTCCGGTCAATCCAATCACATGTTGCGCCCGATCAAGCGCATCACGCGGGAACTGAGACCCGAGGAGCAGGAGTACGTGCTGCAGCGGCTGCTGACGGTGTACGACCGGATGGCAGACCTCGGGATTGTCCGGATCGACTCGCCGCTGATCCAAATAGGTGACGCCGTGTTCGGGCACTACGACCGTTCGCTGCTCACCCCGGGCGCGACCGTGCGGCGGATGCGGGAGCGGGTGGAAGCGTACGCGGATCAGTTCGGCTTCCGCCTGCCGGTGCGGGCTTTCTTCACCGGCCACACCCACCGGGTCTCCCAGACGCCGGTCTTCGGGGGCTCCGGCTACCTGTACGAGGTCGGCTGCGCCACGCACCTGCCACCCTACTCGCTCGATCACGCCCGCTCCGGGCCGTGGGGCGGCTACCGCATGGCCTGCGGCTACGGTGTGGCCCAGTTCGATCGCCACGGACGCATCGACCTCACGGAGTCGCGGGTGGTCCATCTGGGCTGGGTCCGACTGCCGGATGTTGCGCGCTGAGTCAAAAAACCTGCCCCGCCTGGTTTAGACGCGGCATGACATATGGTATAATATAGGTGAAGAAACACCCGCCGGGCCGCGGGCCCGGCAAGAGGAGGCTGACATGGCAACGAAGTACAAGGATTTGGAGCAGCAGGGCTTGGTGGCCCGGTACGGCCCCGGCCGGGAGGACGTCATCTTCCCGGACACCCGGGTATGGTACCCGGATGGGGTGCCGGCCGACCTTCCGCTGAAGGCCGGGGTGGATGTTAAGAAGGCCCTCCGGCTGGTCGCGGACTGCATCCGCGACGGGCAGGCGATGCCCGTCGGCCCGGACACCTTCCCATCCAGGGGGTTTGTGATTTCGGCCAACTGGCTGGCCTACTGGGCGCCGGTGACGGCATCTTCAGGAGAGTAAGCAAAGGGTGCGCGGCAAACTGCCGCGCACCCTCTTTGCGCCTTTTGCGTGCCGGGGCGTAATCAGCCCCAGGAAATTTTCTCCACAGATGTTGACACGCCGCCTGATATGTGGTATGCTACTCCTGGCACGGTTAGGTAGCCGCTGCTGGGCAAAGGCCCCGGGAGCTGCAGTCACCCGGGGCGCTAACCAGCAGCAGCCGGGGAGGTACCGCCAGACCCCCGGGCGGGAGGCCCCGGCGGATGGAGGCCCGACCGCTGGCAGGGGGAGGCGCTGGCCCGGTGTGGGCGGCGCTGGTCCCAAGGGGGCGGACCGCGTGGCACGCCAAAGCCTGAACGCGGTCCAGCGCGCTAGGGCCCGGCCTGAAAGCCGGGCCCTTTACACACAAGGGAGGCAAACATGACTTTCAAGAATCTGGAGTCTGCCCGGGGTGCGCTCAGATGCATCCCGGGGAACAGGATCCGGGACTTCTGGGGTATGCCCCTGTCGGGCGAGGGTGCCCCGGCGGTGGCTGCGGCCAAGGTTTTGCACCGTCAGGCGCCCCTGCTCGCGGCAGCCAACCGGCTGCCGCAGCCCAAGGAGCTGCCAACCCGCTTCCGGGTGTTCCCCTGGCATATCGGCAAGAAGACACGGAAGCGCGTGGTGCAGTGGGTGCGGTGCCCGGCCGAGGGCATGGCGGGCGCCCTTCGCCGTGGGGACCCGTACTGGCACTGGGCGTACCGGTGGTATATCGCCGGGCCGCCCGGTACCAAGGGGTTCGACCCGTGGAGCGACAGGGTGGAGCTGCCGGTGTCTCCGCGGTCCTACGGTTGGGCGCTGGCGAATCCCCGGATGCTGGCGGTAGCCTCCGGGGACCTGCTCTGGCGCGCCATTGTCATCCACTACCTGTGGGTTCTGTCGGGCCGCCCGCACGGCCCGGCAGACGGTCCAGACGTCTGAAAAGCGGCCGCCCTGATTGACAGGGCGGCCGGTCGGTGGTAACATGAACGCGGGCCTGTAGGCCCTAAAGAACGCGCAAACTCATTGACCCCGGTCCTGGAGACCGGTTTTTTTCGGCCCGGCAGAGAAAAATTGCCCGCGGGGCGTTTACCGGCCGCCGAGATATGGTATACTTATAGTGAAAACACCGCCGGGCAGAGCCCGGCAAGAGAGGAGAGTAACATGAAAGGAATGGTGACAATCGGCAACGTGTATCACAACACCAAGGCCCGGGTCCTGTACCCCGGGGGAGTCCACCCGATTCCCGAGGACACGCTCCGGAGCCTCTGCCCCTGGAAAGGGTGCCGGTGCGCCGGAACCCCGGGAGGCCGACCCGTCGCAATGGCGGGGCAGGGCGTACAGGTTGAGTACGATGCAGATCTCGGCCGCTGGGTGATCACCCCGACCGAGTCCTAGCCCCCGCGCCCCCTGCCCACCGAAGGGCAGGGGGCTTCTTTTCGTCTTTCTCTCCGGCCCGACCCAGAAGCGCCGGCTCAACTGTTGCATATAATGCAACGGCCAAAGCGGCGTGCTATACTGCCCCGGCAGAACGGTCGCTGCCGGCCGCAACGGGGCACAGCATGGAAAACGGACAACTCACATGGATCGTGAACTTCATTAGCGGCATTGCGGACGAGGTGCTGAAAGACCTCTACGTACGCACCAAGTACCGCGACGTCATTCTCCCGATGGCCGTCATCCGCCGGCTCGACGCGGTGCTGGAGCCCACCAAGCAGGAGGTGCTCGCGATGAAGGCTAGGCTTGACAAAGCGGGCATCGTGGATCAGGACGCTGCCCTGCGCAAGGCCGCCGGACAGGCGTTCTACAACACTTCGGAATTCACCCTGCGTGACCTCGGGGCCAGCGCCAACCGCCAGGGTCTGGAGAACGACTTTACGGCGTACCTGGACGGTTTCTCCCCCAACGTCCAGGAGATCATAGACAGCCTCGGGTTCCGCACCCATATCCCGCGGCTGGCCAAAGCTGGCGCGCTGGACGGACTCATCGAAAAGTTCCTTGACCCCTCGATCAACCTGAGCCCATATCCTGTGCTCAACAGCGAAGGCAGCGTGCGCCTGCCGGGCCTCGACAACCACGCCATGGGCACCATATTTGAGGCGCTGGTGCGCCGCTTTAGCGAGGAAGACATCAAGGAAACCGGCGAGTACTGGACACCACGGGACGCCGTGCGGCTCATGGCCCGGCTCATCTTCGAACCGATCGCTGACCACATCACCGACGGCACCTACCTTCTTTACGACGGCGCTTGCGGCACAGGCGGGATGCTCACTGTCGCCGAGGAAACCCTACTGGCTCTTGCGAGCCAACGTGGCAAACAACTCTCTGTGCACCTTTTCGGTCAGGAGATCAACCCCGAAACCTGCGCCATCTGCAAAGCGGACTTGCTGCTTAAGGGCGAAGGGGACGCCATCGGCAACATCGTCGGAGGCCCAGGGCAATCAACGCTTTCTAACGACGCCTTCCCGGGCCGCGAGTTCGACTTCATGCTCTCCAATCCGCCGTACGGCCGGAGCTGGGAAGCTGATCTCGCGCGCATGGGCGGCAAGAACGGCGTCCGGGACCCGCGCTTCATTGTGCAGCACCGGGGAGAGAAACTCTCTCTCATCCCACCCACGAGCGACGGACAGATGCTTTTCTTAGCCAACATGCTCTCCAAGATGAAGCACGGCACCCCGCTCGGCAGCCGCATCGCCGAGCTGCACAGCGGTTCGTCGCTGTTTAGGGGGGTCGCCGGCCTGGGCGAGAGCAATATTCGCCGCTGGATCATCGAGAACGACTGGCTGGAGGCGATCGTGGCCCTGCCGTTCAACATGTTCTACAACACCGATATCGCCACCTACGTCTGGCTACTCACCAACAGGAAGCCTGAGCACCGCAAGGGCCGCGTGCAGCTCATCGACGCCACGCAGTGGTACACGCCCCTGCGCAAGAACCTGGGCAAGAAGAACCGGGAGCTGTCGGAAGAGGACATCCGCCGCATCGTGGAGACCTTCCTCAGATTCGAGGAGACCGGGTGCTCAAAGATTCTCCCCAATGCGGCGTTCGGCTACTGGAGGGTGACAGTGGAACGCCCTCTGCGCCTGAAGGGCATCGACCCCGGGCGGGCCTATACCCCCGGGCAGATCAGGAGTCTTCGGGAAGAGGGCGAGCGCGCAGAGGACGGACCGCCGGTCATCAAGAGGATTCACAGGCGCGGCACCGCGCCCGATCCGTTGCGCGGCCTGTTCGAGGTCACCATCCGCGGCAAAGACGGCACCACATCCTCCCAACTCTCCCTTTTCGAGGCAAGCATACAGGACGGGCCGCGTGTTGTGGAGTACGAGCCGGACCCGGACCTGCGCGATAGCGAGCAGATCCCCTTCCTCGAGTCTCCCGCCTGCCACGAGCCCGGTTACCTGCCCGGACCCGATGACCAACGCACGGCCGTCGAGACCTTCCTGCGCCGCGAGGTGCTGCCTTACGCGCCGGATGCATGGTACGACCCCGCAAGCGTCAAGGTGGGCTATGAAATTAATTTCAACCAGTACTTCTACACGCCCAAGGCCCTGCGCTCGCTGGACGAAATACGCAGCGACATTCTGGTGGCCGCGAAGGAGGCTGACGAGTCGTTGAGGGAGTTACTGGGAGGTTCAGCGTGATCATGCGCGAGAGACATGACTGCATGCTCCCCCTCCTTCAACCCTACCCGTCCTACAGAGAATCTGGCGTCCCGTGGTTGGGAAAGGTGCCGGAGCACTGGGAGTTAAGGCGACTGGGTTCGGTCGCGCACATTCTCACCGGGGCGACGCCTTCAACCCGCAGGCCGGAGTATTGGGATGGCCACATCGTATGGATCACGCCAGACGACCTGGGCAAGCTGAAAAGCAGGTACATTGACAATAGCGCGCGACGCATTACGCAGGAAGCATATAACGCTTGTAGTACAACTCTAGCTCCTGCTGGCAGCATCGTCATATCCACCGCAGGGACCCCCTTTGGTAAGTTAGGCCTCTTGCGGGTCGCAGCGTGCGCAGGCACGGGTTGTAGGATTCTTCTGCCTCACCCTGTGGCAGCGAATGAATATCTGTACCATGTCCTGGCTGTGTCACAGCCTACACTGGCGGCGTTCGCTTACGGAAGCACCATCCCGGGTCTATCCCACGCAAAGCTCAAAATATTCCCGATCCCTCTCCCTCCGCTCCACGAACAAACCGCCATCGTCCGTTGCCTCGATTACATCGACCTGCGGATCCGGCGCTCGATTCGCGCCATGGAAAAACTGATTAGCCTGCTCGAGGAGTACCGGCAGGTGGTTATCCAACGAACCGTCAGCAGAAAGAGTCGCGCCCGCCAAAGAGGAAAAGCCATGCGGGCGGCGCCCAGGAAAACCGCCGTGGTGGACCGCCTCGACGCCATAACCATTAAGCTTGAGGCCGCCATCGCCGCCGGCCGCCGGGAAATCGAACTGCTGCGCGAGTACCGCGAGCGGCTCTTCGCCGACGTGGTGACCGGCAAGGTGGATGTGCGCGAGGTGGCGCCACGGCTGCGGCCAGACCCTCCTCCCCCTGACGGATCGGATATCGTCTGACCGCGTGAGCCACACGCGCGGGAAACCGCTCCCGAGAGATTCCCTCGAGCCCCGGCGGATTGCACGCGTGCCACACACGCGTGGGAAACCAGCCGCGGCTGATTCCCTCAAGCCACGGCATCGTGCACGGGTGCCACGCACGAGTGGGAAAACAGCCGCGGCTGATTCCGGCGGACCCCGCCAACGTGCACGGGTGCCACACACGAGTGGGAAACCAGCCGCGGCAGATTCCCACCGGACCCGCCAGCTTGCACGAGTGACACACACGAGTGGGAAACCAGCCGCGGCTGATTCCCTCAAGCCACGGCATCGTGCACGGGTGCCACGCACGAGTGGGAAACCAGCCGCGGCTGATTCCCTCAAGCCACGGCATCGTGCACGGGTGCCACGCACGAGTGGGAAACCAGCCGCGGCTGATTCCGGCGGACCCCGCCAACGTGCACGGGTGCCACGC